CCCTTCTGTCGACGCCCGAACTAAATCGGGTTGTCGACCCAACTCACTTTAACCTTTTGGGTACCATGTGAGTCTGGTTTGGTCGAATTCCCCACTAGCCAGGCGTAAAGCCCAGCAAAGAGAGGAATTTGTCCCTTCCCAGTTACCATCTGGATACCTGGAAATCTTAATTCGCTACGTTGGAGTTTTCTGTTCCAACGAGATTGACAGCGATAGTCGTCTTGGCAAACCAGAGAGGAGGGGGAAATCTCCTTCAACTCTGATTTGAGGTTACTAGGTGGATAACCTAAATAACCAAACGGCACATGCCACCAGTCTTTCGCGCAAAGAAGCATGGCGACACTCGTCTGAAAGAGTTTTCTTTCATAGAGATGTCGTCCTTCTTCACAGAAGGAAAACCATGCTGGGAGACTAGCACATTCTGTGTATTTAAAGCGAGTGATCCGAACGTCTGTTCGGTGGTAAAAATATGCACCACATGACTCCCTAACGGGAGTGTGTATGCATGTCTTACCTTCATTCACTTTAAAGCCACAAGCTTCTAGCATTTTGACAATGAAACTAGCTGAACCTTTCGGAACAACTATATCATCGCCAAAAACACGCAAAGGCAGTCTGCGATCCAAAGGATGCATGGCACTCCGGGCAATAGCCCAGAATACCAATGTCTCAATTGGAAAGCAAAGAGCAGATCCCATGCTTGCAAAGCATGTCGGAGTAAGTAAATTCCCATTCATGAGAATCTTCCGACTCCGATAGCGTGTAACTAGTCGGAATACCTCCTTTGGAAGGAGGTAACGACAGAGCTTAAGCGAGACTCTGTCCGAGGCATCTTTAAGATCAATTGTAGCAATATCACCTCTTTTACAGAGGCGACCATTGTACTCTTGATGATTAAAGTTAATAGCTTTCCGAGTCAAAGGATGCGCATGTATTAGAGAACGGAGAACATCCCATAAGCCCTGTTGGGCAAATTGGAATTCCTTCGGCTCAATACAAATAGTCCGAAGAGACTTAAAGTCTTTTGGGACAACGCACACGCGAGAATAAGGTTTTCCCTCACCCATGACGGGTGTTATTAGATTATCCAATTCATTTCCGAATTGGTAATCGGAGGAAAGTCGGAACTGATAAAGTTCACGACTTATTCCGGGAATCCTCTTAAACCG